ATGATGACCCCTACGACGCCCCCACCGCCCAGGGAAGCGTTAGCCTATTTACGGGCAAAGGGCTATAAAATTGCCTGGGATTACCGTGACCTGTGGAAAGAAGAGCACGTTCGCGCTTTCACTGTTGCCAAAGCCATGACGCAAGAGCTGCTGATGGAGATACGTCAAGCCGTTGATGCTGCTTTGGCGGAGGGCAAGACATTCAAACAGTTTCAGGATGAACTCGAACCCCTCCTTGGAAAGAGGGGATGGCTGGGAAAGGTATTGATGGAGGATGGCGCTATGGTTGAATTGGGCACGCCCCGCCGTTTAAAAATCATCTACGACACCCACATGAGAACGGCCCGCGCTGCGGGGCAATGGGTGCGTATCGAACGGAACAAAGCGGCATTGCCGTATTTGAGGTATGGGCTTGGGCCTTCAAGAGAGCATCGACTTCAACACGTACAGTGGGAAGGGCTGATTCTTCCTGTGGATGCGCCGTTTTGGGATACCCATTTACCCCCGAATGGTTGGGGGTGTCGGTGTCGTGTCCGGCAGATGACCGAACGGCAAGCGTCACAACGAGGGGGAGTCTCTGAGGCTCCAGAACAAAAAACCACTCTTTGGGAAAACAGGCGTACTGGCAAAGTGGAAGAAGTGCCGGTAGGCATAGACCCCGGCTGGAATGTTCACCCCGGCAAAGCCAGATTATCCCACACTCAAACTTTGGGAAAAGAAAAAGACATCGAATTCAGGTCTATTGTGGGCACAATCCGATAAAAAGGCTTGTCTTTGTGTAACTTTTAGACTACATTAATGGCATGATCGAGTTGAAGCAGACTGAAACCTTTCGCAAATGGTATACCAAGCTCAAAGACGAGCGGGCGACCACGGCCATTTCTTTGCGGCTGGCGCGGCTGGCCTACGGTCACCTCGGTGACGCCGAACCGATTGGCAAGGGCGTAAGCGAGCTTCGTATTCACTACGGCCCTGGCTACCGGGTTTACTTCCAGTGGCGCGGCGATGCGATCATCGTCCTACTCTTTGGCGGCGACAAAGGATCGCAGGGCCGTGACATCAAAACCGCACTTCGCCTCGCTGATGAATGGAGAGAATGACCATGACTAAAAAACTGACCCCCTTCGACCCTGCTGAGCACTTGAAATCTGACCAAGCCATCGCTGACTTCATGGCCGGTGCGTTCGAGACAAACGATCCAGGATTCATCGCTCACGCTCTGGGCATCATCGCCCGCGCCAAAGGCATGACGCAAATCGCCAGTCAGACTGGTCTATCACGCGAACAGCTTTATCGCTCGTTCAGCGCCGAGGGCAACCCGACGCTGCGTACGACACTGGTGCTGATGAAGGCACTCGGGATCGAATTGTCCGCGAAGCCGACCGCCGTTCATTAAAACTGGAAGAACGCTTTTTCTGGCTGCGTCGGGTGCCTGGCTAAATTTGCACAACGAGTCAAAAATGTCGCTCCCACCGATCAAGTGAAATTTTTCACCTGAACTCCCTTCTTTGCCCGCGCTACCTTGGCGGGCATGACAACACACACTTTTGCCTTAAACACGGAACTTCGGCCCCTTCTGGAAGCGACCGCTGCCCAGAAGGGAACCCCGTTGTGGGTCGAATTAATCCCCTTCGGTGAACAGATCACCGGACGGGATGGGCGTTCCTGGGTCAATGATCACCCCCAAGGGGTGGTGGATGCTTTTCAGGCCAACCAGGCCGACCTGCCTATTGATATTGAACATGCGACTGAACTCAAAGCCCCCAAGGGCGATCCCGCCCCTGCAGTGGGTTGGATTAAAGGGTTGGAAGTGCGTGATGGGGGGGCTATCTGGGGATGGGTTGAATGGAACCCTCAAGGCCGTTCGCTCATGGAGGAGAAATCTTACAGGTATTTATCCCCGGTATTCACCTTCGACACGCACACAAAACGTATCTTGCAACTGTATTCGGCGGGTTTAACCAATCAGCCGAACCTTCACTTAACCGCGCTGAACCAGCGCATCCAACCTGCCGGAGAACCCGCGATGACCTTACCACTGGCACTCTGTACCGCACTGGGTCTATCAGCGCAAGCGACTGAAGCTCAGGCGGTATCCGCCATTCACCAGATGAAAACAGACAAAGACAAGGCACTGAACAGGGCCAGTCACCCGTCTTTGGAAAAATTTGTGCCCCGCGCTGACCACGATGCCGCATTGAATCGTGCCCAGGCCGCTGAAATCAGGCTCAGGGAAATCGAACACAGGGCGCTTCATCAACACATTGAAGACGAACTGGAAAAAGCCCAGAAAATGGGCGCCATTACCCCGGCTACGGTGGATTATCACCGGGCTTGCTGTCAGCAGGACGGGGGTCTGACACGCTTTCGAGCGTTTCTTCAGTGTGCCCCCAGAATGGGCGAAGACACCGACTGGGAGAGGAAGGCGGTCAACAAACACAGCCAGGGACTGAGTGAAGAAGACAAGGCCGCCTGTTTATTGCTGGGTCTGGATGATAAAGACGAATTCAATCAAATCAAGGAGGCCGCATAATGGCTATCGTGACCCCCGCACTATTGAAAAGCCTGTTTACGGGCTACCACACTTTCTTTCAAAAAGGTCTGGGGATGGCCCGTCCTCAGTACAATAAAATTGCCACGGTCATTCAATCCAGTACCGCCAGCAATACCTATGGCTGGTTGGGTCAATGGCCGGGTTTTCGTGAATGGGTCGGCGACCGTGTGATCAAAAACATGGAATCCCACGGCTATCAAATCCTCAATAAGGCATTTGAAAGCACCGTGGGTGTCAAGCGCACTCACATTGAAGATGACAACCTGGGCATTTACGCCCCGATGATGGAAGAAATGGGCCGTGCTACGGCCGTTTTTCCAGATGAACTGGTGTTTCCATTGCTGAAATCGGGTTTTCATTCTGAATGTTATGACGGCCAATACTTCTTTGATACTGACCACCCTGTCAACCGCCAGATGGACGGTCAGGGTGAAGATATCAGTGTCTCGAATGTGCTCATTGACGCGAATTACACAGGGGAAGCCTGGTACTTACTGGATACCAGCCGGGCGCTCAAGCCCCTCATTTACCAGGAGCGTAAAAAACCCCAGTTTATCAGGATGACTCAGGAAGAGGATGAGGCGGTCTTCATGCGAGGCGAGTATCGCTACGGCGTCGATTTGCGCTGTAACGTGGGCTTTGGCTTCTGGCAAATGGCGTATGGGGTGAAAGCGCCCTTAACCTTGGACAACCTCTGGACCGTCTACAGCCACATGCGGGGGTTTAAAGCGGATGGTGGGCGTCCTCTGGGCATCAAACCCAAAATGCTGGTTGTCCCGACTGCTCTTGAGAAGCAAGCCACTCAATTGCTTGAGCGCGAACTCTTTGTGGAGGGCTCTGACCCCGTATCCAACGAACTCAAAGGCAAATTTGAACTGGTGGTGCCTGATTATCTGTAACCCCCAGAAACGGGGCTTTTTTTTCGGAGAGGTGAGTCATGAATCAACGCCTTTTTATTCGTTCAAAGAACCGGCAGGGCTTTCGCCGTGCGGGTGAGTTGTTTACCTCAGAAGGGAAAATGATAGAACGCTCGAATTTCACTGAACACCAATGGGCACAAATTAAGGCAGAGCCCCTGTTGAGCGTGATGGAAGGGGCTGAAGCGCCTGTTGACGATACCCCCGGCGAACGGATTGAAAACATCGTGGAAGCCATCGGCATCATTGACCCAGACAAAAAGCCCCCCGTGAAAGACCTCGAAAATGTGATGGGTCAAGACATCACTGCCGCACAACGTGACAGGGCCTGGGCTATTTACCAAAAACGCATCGCAGAAGGGTAATGTTTCATGCCTTATGCCACCCTCGAAGAGATGACGCACCGAGTCGGTGAGGATTTTTTATATACGATAGCGGACCGAAATAATGACGACAGGGTAGACATGACCACGGTGGAACATGCCTTGTCTGACGCCAGCGGGTTGATGGATTCGTACCTGTCCACCCGTTACCCCCTTCCCCTGATGCATTTTCCTGACCTGCTCAAACGTCTGTGTGTTGATATTGCCGTTTATTGGCTGGCCCAGGACGGCGGCGGTACAACAGAAGAAAAACGCCAACGGTATGAAGATGCCGTGGCCTGGCTGGAACGCCTTACTCAAGGCAAAGCGGAATTAAATATCACCGGTTCTGAAAGCGAGACAACAACGCCCACCGGAACAGAGGGGGCATGCAGTCACTCCCATCCCCGGTGGTTTAGCCGGCATCAATTGAGGGCTTTCTAATGGCGGGCGTGGGGGCGTCACTCGAACTTCGCGGCATTGAACGCCTGAACCCCCTGCTTGACCGCCTTGGGGGCATCGATCCTCAACAGGTGCTGAGCGTGTTGGGTAATCTGGTTGAAAAGCAGACGGTTGACCGTTTCATCGATGAAAAAGAAAGCCCTGACGGGGATAAGTGGCCGGAATGGTCGCCACGGTACGCAAAATCAAGACACCGCCATCAAGACCTCCTTCAAAGCAGCGGGGATTTAATCGACTCCATTCAATCAGTGTTCGGATTGGGCCGTACTGACATTGGAACAAACCTGATGTATGCCGCCCGTCACCAGTTTGGGGATACGAAAAGGGGAATTCCACAACGCGAATTTTTGGGTATCAGTGCTGACAACCTCGTGGAATTGCAAAACACCCTTGAGGATTGGGCCGATCAGTTGATTCAAGGGGCTTTATGAAATTGACCGCATTACGCCAGGCGATTATGGACAAAATCAACGCCCAATTACCTGAACTCAAAGCAGTAGCCCCCCACCCCGGACGGTTTAACCTGGATGAATTAAAACGGATTGCCACTCAGTTACCCGCTGTGCGAGTGGCTTTGATGGGGATGCCTCGGGTTCATATGCTGGAGACGGGCGAAAATGAAGCCGTACTTCGACTGGCGGCTTTTGTGGTTACAGGAGACCGCCGGCAATTACCCAAAGATGAAGCGGCATTGGCCATCGTTGAAAGCCTGCTGGTTTTGATCCCCGGGCAACGCTGGGGCGTTACAGGCACGATGGATGCGAAGGGCGTTAAAGCCGACAACCTGTTCAGCGGTCAGGTGGAACGCCAGGGCGTGGCGATGTGGGCCGTGACCTGGGAACAATCCGTTCGTCTCGGCAAAGACGTGTGGGACGGGGGGATTCTCCCGTCAACCGTGTATGTATCGGATGATGTTGAACACTTCGGTGATGAAATGGCTTATGACAAGGTGCTGGGATGATCAATCACATTTTACAACGCCTGGCCGAAGTGGAACGCCGACTCTCCAATATTTTTTTCATCGGCACGATTACTGACGCGGATTATCACAATGCACGGGTCAAAGTCGAAGCAGGGGCACTTGAAACGGGTTGGCTTCATTGGATGACTGCCCGAGCCAGTCATGATGTGGATTACTGGGCACCGGAAATCGGTGAACAGGTGCTCCTCCTGTGCCCTAACGGTGAGCCAGAATTAGGGGTCGTGCTGCCCGCTTTATATCAAAACCCGTTTCCCGCGACAGATAACCGGCCCACCGTGCGCCGCACCCGTTTTGCGGACGGGGCGGATTTGAGCTATGACCGTGAAGCGCACGCTTTCAAAATCATTCTGCCTGAGGGCGCAACGACTGCCCTGATTTCTCAAGGCGGCATTGCTATTGTGGGGGATGTACATGTCACGGGACATATCAGGGCGACAGAAGACATCACCGATCATACCCGTTCCATGCAGGCGGACCGCGATATTTACAACGGCCATACACACCGTTCCCCTGAAACAGGGGCAGAGACCTCAACAGCGGGAGCACCGCAATGAATGGGGTCAACAGGACCACGGGGCAGATTTTGAAAGGTCACGCGCATCTTCGCCAAAGCATCACCGATATTCTGACGACCCCTGTCGGTAGCCGTGTGATGCGCCGTGAATATGGGTGCCGTCTGTTTGAATGGGTGGATGCGCCTTTGAATGAAAACACGATGGCTGAAATGGTGGCGGCCACGGCGGAAGCCCTGGAACGATGGGAGCCCCGATTCAGGCTTTTACATGTGGGTGTCACCCGTGTGAAAGAGGGACATATCACCTTTGATCTGGTTGGGGAGTATTTGCCTGAGGGTAAGGAACTCAAACTGGAAGGACTGGTGGTATGACCAACGCGATTCATCTGGCGATATTGCCCGACCCTGATGTGGTCCAACCCCTGGATTATGACAGTATTTTGTCTGAAATGCTGGCTGACTTGCGTCATCGGGCACCTGAGTTGACCGCCCTGGTGGCATCCGATCCCGCTTACAAAATTCTGGAAGTCGCGGCTTATCGTGAATTATTATTGCGGCAACGGGTCAACGATGCGGGCCGTTCAGTGATGCTGGCCTATGCCAAAGGCAAGGACCTGGATCATCTTGCCGCACTTTTCGGTGTTTCTCGTTTGGTCATTGACCCCGGCAACCCTGATGCCATTCCCGCTTTCCCTGCCACTTATGAAGACGATGAAAGGCTCCGCCAAAGAATACCGTTATCATTGGAAGGTTACAGCACAGCGGGGCCCATAGGTGCCTATGTCTATCACACCCTGGCCGCCTCGGGTGACGTCAAGGATGTCTCGGTGACCAGCCCGTCGCCGGGTGAAGTGCGGGTCACCGTGTTGAGTATGGACGAAAAAGGGGTCCCTGATGCCGCGTTGCTTCAAGCCGTCACAGAGCGGCTCAACCACGAAGCGATACGGCCATTAACGGACCATATCACCGTACAGGCGGCGGACATCATTGAATACCACATCAGCGCCCATCTGACCTTTTATCCTGGCCCGGATCGATCTGTTGTCGCGGAACAATCCAGAATCAAGGTGACGGAGTATGCCACTCAACAGCATCAACTGGGCTTTGATGTCACCTTGTCCGGGTTGTATGCCGCCCTGCACCAGCCCGGTGTGCAAAACGTGCGGATGACCTCTCCTGCTGAAGATATTTTGGTTCGAGCGCATCAGGCGGCCTTTGCGACCGCTATCCACGTTTCTGAAGGGGGCTGAGATGAGGGAAACCCTCCTCCCCCCGAATGCCACTCAGGAAGAGCGGGGCATAGAAGCGGCTACCGCCAGACTGGGCAAAATCCCTATTGAAATCGGTCGGTTATGGAATCCTGACACGTGCCCAGCCGATCTGCTCCCCTGGCTGGCATGGGCCTTATCGGTCGATCAATGGGACAGTGACTGGGATGAACGCACGCAACGAGAAGTGATCCAGCACTCAGCTCGAGCGCATCGCTACAAGGGCACCCTCTCTTCGATCCGAAGTCTGTTGCGCGGTCCTGGATTTGGGGAAGTCACGGTCATCGAAGGCGTAGGCAGAGAGCAACCTGTGTCTGGCGACCCTGAACGATGGGCCTGTTATCGCGTCCTTTTTCAACGTCTTATCACGGCGGCCGAGGCAAAAATGCTCAAAAAATCCCTGAAAGCGTGGGCACCGGCGCGTTGTCATCTGGTCAGTCTCGAATATCCCCCTTTTCATTATGATTTTTCACAACAAGCCCGATATAACGGCCAATACTCTTATGGGAGCCACGCATGACCGACTTGACGGAACTGTCTCAATGGGAAGACGGCATTTATCAAATTGAAACCCGTGACCCTGTGTTAGGGGGACCCGAGGGCATTGCCAATCGACAGGCCCAACAGCTGGGCAATCGCACGACCTTTTTAAAAGAAGGACAAGACAGGCTCAACACCGAGTTCTATCACCACAGGGAGGAAGAGGATCCGCATCCCGTTTATGCGCTTAAAAAAAGCCCTGATTTTACGGGTGAGCCTAAGGCCCCGACGCCTGAATTCAAAAACAGCAGTCGTCAACTGGCGACCACCGAATTTGTCACTCGGGCGGTCAACGCGCTCACCGACGGGGCGCCAGAGGCCTTGGACACCTTAAAGGAGCTGGCCAAAGCCTTAGGAGAAGAGAGGGATTTCAGCACTCAGATTTTACAGCAACTCTCTCAAAAGCTCTCCAAAAATGACCACGGGGCAGACATCCCGGATAAAGCGCAATTTATCAAAAACCTGGGGGTGTCAGAAACGGTCGATTGTGCAAAAAATGCACTGGATAAACGGCACGGCGGTGAAGTGCAGGGACAAATTCAAGTGAACGACACCCTCAGGGTGTCAAAGAACGGAAAAACCGCGACCTATCAAGAAGATGGCAATATTGACGGAGAGTGCTGGGGCGGGCTCTTAAATCAATGGATCACCACCAAAATCACGGAAGCCGTACAAAGCCGGGCCCCCTGGGAGGAAGTCAATCGTACCTTTGTCCGGGACATCAGATTATCCAGTGTGCAACTCATGAGTGTTCAGACCTATGACCGACAACTTTCCGCAGGCGCCGTGGTCACTGGGTTTAAAACGAATGGTCTCTGGGAGATGAAAAGCTATGCCTATTACCGATTCATACAGAAAAATATTAATGGGCAGTGGATAACCGTAGGGCAGGGATAACTCAGATGAAACGCTATCGACATTTTAAAGAAACCCCGGCTGAGGATTTATCCGCCTCTCAAAAATAGCGACAACAGACCGTCAGTGCCTGGTATATTCAGGATGAGCAGGGCCGGGACTGGTATGACCTTCAAAAAACCTTTGCGCCCCACACGGTTAAAGTGGTGCTGGATGAAAAGAACACCGTGGTCTCCATTTCAAAAGATGCCTCTGCCTTGTTCCCCTTGAATGGCAGCGTGGTCGAACTCGACAGCCTCCCCGAGGGGGCGACCCATGACGGGGAGTGGATATTGGACGGCCATCAGGTGGTCAAACGGGTCGACACCGAAACAGAAAAAACCCAGAAAGCCCTGAGGAAAAAAGCCCGATTCATGGACGTTGCTACGAAAGCCCTCGCCCCGCTGGCCGATGCGGTAGAGTTGGGAGTGGCGACCGAACAAGAGGTCCAGGCTCTCAAGAGCTGGAAAGCCTATCGTGTCGCCCTCCATCGACTCGACCTCTCTCAGAGCGAAATCACTTGGCCTGAAGTGCCGAGGGGGTAGGATGAAGGGACCTTTACCCAGATTTGTGTTACAAAGGCCGGAGTGAGCGGGAGGGGGGCACTGTCACTCATTGCGGCTGTGTTCTTTAGCTCTGGATTTTCGATAACATCGCGCTCCGTAAAATACGATTGAGACGAGACTGATAGCCATCCCCTTCTGATTTAAGCCATTCCAGGACATCGGCATCTATGCGCACAGTCAGTTGTTTTTTAATAGGGCGGTAAAACTGTCCCCGTGATGCGCCTACCCAATCTTTTTCGCAGGTTTCAGGAATATCTGAAAAATCTATTGGCTTTTCTGGTTTTTGAGCAGATTTAAGGCATTTGTTCATACATCTTCCTTTCAATGCGGGTTGTACGTCGTGCTGAAATAATACGGATATGTTCTTCTTTGTTCTCATCATTCCAGGTATGTGCGCAATAAAATGATGATACGGTCAGACATCCCTATCGTTTGCCACCTCAAATCTCCCTTTTCAGTCCGATCTTGACGTGTTATGTGAAAAGGATCGTTAAATACTTGCATGGCCTCTTCAAAACTCACCCCATGTTTACGCTGATTCAT